GTAATGCGGGCGTAGGGTTTTTGGACCGTATTCCGAGGCAATGTAATAACGGATTTTCTTTTCATTTTCATTTATATTTAATTTTGAAATTCGCCAACGTAAACGCTTAAGAAACAACTGTAAATCACCTTTAGAAGCAACGCCAAAAGTATAAGAAGATGCTTCGTGCTCAACTTTAGGCAAAAAAACATCATCTTCGAAATTCATAGCTTGCTCTTTCTCATTCCAATAATTAAGAGGACAACTAGTGCTAAATTCAGATAAACGACCAATAGGGCGAAATTGAATAATACCGTTTTTATCCTGGAAAGCTTCATATCTAGGTAAGTGTTCATTGTCATAGGTTAAAGTAAACATTACAGCGTACTTATGCTGCAATATCTCATTACGAACACGGGTAGACTGCTTAGACGCTTTACGGTTCATACAAGCAGCACACTCGCCACAAGGCACATACATTTCTTCGCCTGTATTCCTATTGTGAACCCTTTGCGGATATTCACAGTTACAAAATAATTGAAGTTTATTAGGGTCTTGTGCCATAGGTCAATAGAGTAAATGACACAAATCCGATAGTTTAACGGGCTTGTTCAGATAATTTGAACACAAATAACCATCGTGATGCCCAGATTTGGAGAAGTTTACAATACACCAGCTACACTCTCCACAATGTAACCGAAAATCACTTTCACAAAAAAAGGCTGTGTCAAACATAAGCTTTAACTTACATTCTACACAACCAAAGAGTTAATATTCAGAGTATTACGAAGATAACATCAGTTTATCATACTCGCGATTATGTAGAATTATGATTACTATTTCGATGCAAAGATAGATATAAATTTTATACTGCAAATAATTGAACTACATTTTAACAAAAATTAAATCCCGCTCCCTTTTAAGAAAACATACAACAAAACCCAAAAATCCTATACGGAACAAAGATACAAAACATTTAAAGATAAAATAAGACTGGATTGTAAAACTATGAAGTTTTAAAGCCAGAGCGGGCAACGCCCGCTCTGGAACTCACCACGTCACAAAACTTGCTTGCTCGGCTTCACTACGTTACGCCGAAAATATGATAAGGCAGTTTATACACGCGCGCGCACGCATTTCAGAATTACGCGCACACACGCGTATATGTGTGTATATACATTAATATAATGCTTTATGTACTGTCAGTTTTCCATATAAGAAACAAGATAAGGAGAAACACGGAGGGTTTCTCATTAAATGAAAACTGGGAACAATACGGAAATAAACTACTACTATTCGAGAAGATACAACAATACGAAGGGCGTTAGCACGGTGCACCTCGCGAAGCGCGTTACTGTTACGGCCGTCGCCGTCTTCGCTCGGCCGAAACAGACGCGCGAGCGCTCACATGGCGCTCCGTCAGCGCCTAAGAGCTGGTTACGGGGGAATAGACATCCGGACGGCAAACTACATCGCGGAGGGTGCGAGGAACTGTCCGTCACAGTTCCACGAATTAAAAAGCCGACCAAAATTAATAGAACGGCTTAAAACAAAAAACACTCACTTTTTCGCAAAAGCAAGTGTTAAATAATCTAAAATAAGTACGAAATAAATAATACAATAATTAATTTTACAATGAAAACAAAAAAACTTACACAATTATGGATTTAAATAATATCATTAACGGAATTATAAGAGCAATCATTACATATTGGAAAATCGTAATTATAATGCTCATAATCAGCGCAATTTTAGAAGGAATACAAAAATTTATCGCGCCATAACCTTAGGCTTAATCCAAGTAGAATCATTTTTTGAATTATAAACTCTACTTTTAGGGTCTTGCTGATAAAATTCTTCAAGCATTCTAACTAACTCATTATCAGACATATCCTGAATTTTACCAGAAAAACTCCAACGAGTATTAACTTTTTTTCCCATAAAACCAAAAATACGTCCAAAAGTACCATTAACAACATCTAAACTAAGTTGATAAGCATTTTTTGGTGACAATTTATCAAGAATATTTGCTAATCTTTCAGCACCACCAATCAAAGCTTCATTAGCACGCACATTAGTTTGCTGTTCTTCAGTCAACTTTTGTTGACCTGCTAACTCTGCAAGACGATTGTGTAAATTTTGCCGAGCACGAGACTCATTAACTTCTTCACTAGCCTTTGCAGCATTTGCTTTATTCAAAACTACTTCCGACTTCATTACTTTTAACTGCTGCTTTAAATTGTCATAAGTAGCCTTTAAGTTAGCCAATTCCTGTGGCTTCATAAAATCTAAATCATACTTTTTAATTAACACATCAAAATCTTTACTCAATGTATCTGCATCAAGATTTTCAATCTTTTTGCACAATTCATCGAAAGATTTCATTTTAGACTTTAATTCAGTTCTTTGACTAGCAGTGAAATTCGTCATCTGCTCACCGGTAGCTTCATCAACTATCGGCTGATTGTTTTCATCAAATGCAGGCGAATTATAAAACGTCGTACGCATCTGTTCCACAGCTGCCAATGCAGATTGCTGTTTCGCAAGTTCTTCAGCTTGTAAAACATGGGCTATCCGCTCATGCGCATCTGCACCTGCAGTTTGTCCAAATTTTTCATCAAGAATCAAATCAGCAGTTTTTTTACGATCGAAATCGTATTGCTTTTCCTGACTAGCAAGAAGAGAACTCAACGCATTAGCGTAACTGCTAGCACCTTCTCCACCTATCCTAATAGCATCACCAATCGGATTAGCATATACAGGAGCATTTTCAGACGCATTCGCACCGAATGTAGTACCACTTGCCATGGCGCCAGCTTGACCGTATTCACCTGTTAGATAAGGATTATAACCAGCCTCTTCCATACGAGCACGAACATTTTTCGCACGGTTCCAATCAAAGTTCTGCTGATTTACTTTATCCTGATAAGCTTCTTGTTTGGCGTTCATTTCCTTTTGAAATTCCGCTTGACGCCAAAACTGTTCTTTTGCAAAAGTCTTAGAAGAAAAAAGACCTGCAGCACCTGCAGCACCTGCAACTACTTGACCAGTTGCCTGTATACCTGCAGCAATTACACCAGGGTCCCAAGCCATAATATTACAATTTTAAATTAAACATATTAACTACTCTCCTACTCTACAGCACTTTGTTCAGCACCTTGTTCAGTACCTTGTTCAACACTTTGTTCAGTGGCCTCGAGGTTCGGGAAGATTTCTTTCTCATAATACTCACGCACGCCGTCAGCATCTACCAATGTAAGATTACGCCTACTTGGTAACATACTAATTAATTCATCATCAGACAAATTACTACGTTTAGAAGTAGGCATCTTTTGCATATTAGCAAGTATCTTTTCTTTCTCCATTGGAGAAACTGTTGAAGATAGTAACTTACTTACATCATTAGACCTATTTCCTGTAACTGGGTCTACAGGATATAAACTATCCTGCAGACGCTCAATTTCTTCACTCAAATTAGGCAAATCCTTATTAGGTTCTGCTACTTGCTGCCATATCTCTACATACTCTTTTTCCAACTCAGGAAAAAATATATTTACATCTTTTTTATTCATAGCTCTAAACTTTATAAATTAAACACGTGGCATACCGTCGACTGACATATCAGAAACCTTTTGGACATTAAACAAACAGCCGCCAAAAAGCTGGTCTGTTAACTCCGTGCCGTTGTAATCACCAACAAACACACTATCCAACCAATGTGGATTAATCTTTAAACTGGAAATTTTAAACGTAGCCAAATCATCCTTAGCACGGCCACGAGAAACACTCCAGTAAGAAAGAGGTTCCTTATCCATAAATTGGCCGTGATTAATGTCAAGAGCAGTTTTATACTCACTATATCTAGCCTGCCATCCAAGCAAACCAAGTGATTTTTCTTTATCAGAAATCCACAACCGTTCAAGCGGTTGCATTCCTAAATTTTCAAATTCAGGCATAAAGAAATCACCTCGCCTTTGTTTCAATACAAACGGGTCAATACGCGAACAATCGTACTGCATATCAGGCACAAGTGAATAAATACACATGAAAACGCCATGTTCTTTGGCATCAAATGTAATTTTGCCTGAACCTGAACCTATGGCTTTACCTGTAACTTTACCAAGGTAACCACCATACTTGGTATCATTACCAACAGCAGTAGTACCAGCTTGCTGGGTCACATCACCAACTTGTATTGGTGCGTCAAAACCACCACAATAAACTACTCTACCGTCTCTACCTTCTGGAACTTCTATTCCAAAGTGTGCAGCCATCTGCTCGGCATACGTCTTACCTGCACGCATAGTAATGGACAATAATTTATCCAACGCAAACGCATTACGAATACCACCAACAGAAACAGTATCAATAACAACAGTATCTTTATCGCTACTAATACTATAAGTAGCATTAGCATCCGCGTGCAAAATAAAATCATCTACATCAATACCTTCAAACATTGGCGACGGATAGATGTTAGTAAACAAATCTTTTTGAGCATTACGATAACGCAACGAACAAAAACGCTTTAAAAAATCTTCAGGCCTTAAATCATCTACCAAATCGTCAAAATTAAACGAAGAAGTCTCATAAGGCTCAAAAGTAGAATTACGATAATAATCCATATAGATTTTCTGATAAGCAGCAAATCTAAACGGTGTAACTTTCAAATCACTCAAAGTAGTAATTTCGGAACGTTCTTCACCTTTAATATTAAAAAAACGACCATAACCCAACAAATCAAACAAACGATTAATACCGTCTTTAACCGGGAAACCGAAAATATCTACACCTTTTAACTTATCCAACTCAACAGGTAAATTACCTAAATCAGTAGCAGGTACCTTATTAGGCGTCTTCTTATTAAAGGCAGTAGCCAAAAATGCACTGCGATAGTCATTCATACCAGTTACAAGTTGGTCGAAACCTTTCCAAAGCTGTGCATAAGGAACGAAGAAAAACTCGTAAACACCTTTCATCGACATAAACGCAGCACTATTCATCGGAATTGTGCGCATAAAATCAGTAGCCTGCAACTCTATATGGTCGTGTGGCATTAAGTCAAGAGACATAACAGGCAACAACATACCAGCAGAGGCGGTAAACAAGTGTCTTTGCGACAAATCAAAAGCGTTACGCGGGCGATTGGCACGCGACGGCTTTAATTGGGGAACTCTTTTACTCATAACTTTATAGTTTTAAATTAAACATTATTCAATGACACGAAATCCATTTACAATTTCATTATTAACCTTTTTAGATTTATTCCTTTTTTGTAATCTAGCGAGTTGTTGTTCTCGCCAGAGCTTAAAATAATTAGAATTAGAGACAGAACGACGTTGCAACTTTTCCGTATCAAGCTTACCGAAACTATCATAGTAATGGCAATGTTTATGTACTTCACTATTAAAAACACGTTCATTGGGTGTCCTGGAAGATTTTCCAAGAGTGTGCACAGAGCCACGACGATACAATGGCAAATCGTCAGTCAAGAACGGATAGGCCGCAAACATTGCTCTATCAAAACCGATATCCTGAATTAAAATATCCAACAGATTATAGAACGTGCTAAGCCTCCAATGTGATGCCAGATATATATACCTATCGAAACAACTAAGATAAGCGTCAATAGGGTCGAAATATCTCCAAAATTCGGTGAAATTGAGACTGTAGGCAACTTTGTAAGCGTTCTTACTGGCATACCAATTTTGATTTTTGTCCATAGCCAGTTGTTCATACTCTCGAGCGTAGTTAACACTGCACCACTCACGAAATTTATCGCAAGGAAAAAGAGAGAGATAAGAGCGTAACATACTCTTATCAAGTGTTTTAAAATCTTTAATAAAAGCATAACCGTTGTGATTTAATGAATTAATATAATTAGTATATTTAGAAGCTATATACGCTTTCCACTCATCGATGTGCGAAGCATAGAAGCTATACATAACTCGTTTTGCATCATAAGAAATAACACTAAATCCCTCACACTTGCGGAAGAGGGAAGAACATACATCCGAGGACAGCGGAATATTAACGTATTCAACGCATCCGGTTTGCTCTCGAAAGATTGCTCGCAAAGGAGCATAAGTTCCTTTGTAGATAAGTTCGATAACTTCTTCTCTTGTATCTTGATAACTGCCGATAACCGGGCCTTTAGAAGATAAATGAAACGGCTTTGTCTCACGGAGTCGTAAGACTTTAGGTAAATCCAGATTGCCAGAAACATATTCCGCGATGTAGAACGCGGTATTCTGGTCACACACTTTGATGTATCCATAAGTAAGGGCAGGAGACGCAAACGGCCGAAACTTAAAACGGTTGCGACCGCCGACTTGTCGGACATAACGACCCCAGGACATAACGATAAGACTTTTTGCCTTAGATAACAAGATTTCGCTATCGAAGAACAAGATACCGTGGTAATGCGGGCGTAGGGTTTTTGGACCGTATTCCGAGGCAATGTAATAACGGATTTTCTTTTCATTTTCATTTATATTA